GAAATTGCTGCGGGCAAGCCTCAGAAGCAGGCCGTGGCCATCGCCTACGATGTTCAGAGGCGTGCTCAGGGCAAGAAGGACGGCGGAAACGTCTCTCTGGCCGTTGGTCGGGGCGAAAAACTGCCTGTTTCCAAGGGCGCGGGCCTGACCCAGAAGGGCCGGGAGAAGTACAACCGAGAGACCGGCAGCAATTTGAAGGCTCCACAGCCTCAAGGAGGGGCTCGGAAGGACTCTTTCTGTGCTCGGATGCGTCCGATTGCCGAAAAAAGCGAGCCTGGAAGCCGCGCAAGGGCTTCGATGAAGCGTTGGAAGTGCTCAGGCTTCTGAAGGAGATCAAATGGCCTACTCAGACGCCTACGGACAGGTCTACAACGTCCAAACTTTGATCGATCACGGGGCAAGAAGGTGCGGAAAACTGGCCGAAGAACTGACTTCTGAGCAAGTTTTGAGTGCTCGGGAGTCTCTTGGCTTCGTTTTGACGAACCTGATCAACATTGGCATCCAATACTGGGCCATTGAGAAGAAAGTCTTCGGTCTGACCCCCGAAAACTACATCTACACCCTCCCGACGGGTGCAAATGACGTTCTCAATGCCCTGTATCGCACGATGCAGCGCCCAAATGGGTCTTACACGACCTCCGCAGGGGGTACGGTGGCCTATGTGGGCGACTCCAATACCGCAACCTACTGCCAACAGACCTCCGCCAACGGCAACATTTCCATCAACTTCGGCACGAACAACCCAATCTACGCCGGATCAATCGGTTTGCTGCCCTACATCGCAGGTGGCGGGTCTGGAACATGGAATCTGACCCTGGAATACAGCACCGACGGAGCCTCTTGGAGCACTCTAGAGGATTTGGGGGCTGTTGCGGTCAGAGACAACGAATGGATCTGGACGGACATCAATCCGGGCCAGAGCGTTCAGTATTACCGTGTCCGGGCTTACAGCGGGACTACCCTGGCTCTGCGTGAGTTCTGGGTTGGGAATATGAGCCAAGAGATCACGATGGCTCGCCTGAACCGGGACGACTACACGAACCTGCCGAACAAGAACTTCACGGCCAATCAGCCCTACCAGTTCTGGTTCAACCGCACGGTTCCCGATCCGCAGATCTACCTGTGGCCAGTGCCTTCTGACCCCTTCGTGCAGATGACGGTTTGGTACTCCAAGCAGATCATGAACGTGGGCGACCTGACGGACGAGTTGCAGATCCCGCAGCGGTGGTACATGGCCGTGGTCAATATGCTTGCCCACCAGATGTCCCTGGAACTACCTGCAGTGGACATTGGTCGTGTCACTTACCTGGAGCAGCAGGCCGAGAAGTATCTGGCTCTAGCAGAAGCAGAAGAGCGCGACAAGTCGCCTATCTACTTTGCGCCGAACATCAGCGTTTACACAAAGTAAATATGCCGGTCTTTCTCGACACCTTCGGCAACGCCTCACTGGCCATCTTCATCTGCGACAGATGCAAGATGAAGCGCCCTATGGACGAGCAGATCTCGGACTTCAACTTTCCGGGTCTGAAGGTATGCACCAATGGGTGTGCTGACGAGAAAGATCCTTACCGGCTTCCTGCCCGGAAGACCGAGCGTATCAACCTGCGTTTCCCGCGCCCGGATGTGTCTGTGGCACTAGACCCGAACAACCTCGTGACCGACAATGATGGGGACTACATCATCTCGACCGAGGGCAACACAGACACCCCCGAGAACAACGGAAACGTCGATGGAATTTCGGTGACCCCAAATGGCTAATCAAACCATCACCCAACTCCCGGATGCGGGTCCGATAACGGGCACTGAACTCGTTCCGATCGTTCAAAACGGCGGGACATACAAGACGACGACCGCGGCGATCGCCAACAGCCCGACTCAGACCCAGACGTTTCTGACGGTCAACAACGAGCCAACGCTTCCCAATAGCCGGTACTTCTCGACCGACGCGAACTTCACCCTGACGGATGGGGGTTCGCTGTCCTTCTTCCGTCTGAACCTCACGGGCGCCCCGGCAAGCCTGGCCGGCTCAGGCAATGGCATTCAGGTCAAGACAAGCCCGACCACCCTGACTGGGCGGACTCTAGTCTCCGGAACCACTGGGCTTTCAATTGCCGACGGTGACGGCGTAGCAGCCAATCCGACTTTCTCCCTGACCGGAAATGTCCTGTCCCTGGCCAATGCCTCAGGAACGGGCCTATTGGCCCTCTCAGGGCCTTCTGCGGTCACGTTCAGGGCAATCCAAGGGACGGCCTCAGAAATCGACGTAGCGAACGGCACTGGCGCTTCTGCCGATCCGATCATTGGTTTGGCCGACAACCCGATCCTTCCTGGAACTGGGTCTACCACCCTGCCGAAGGGAACCATAGCGCAGCGGCCTACCGGCGTGACCGGCATGATCCGCTACAACACCGATGCGGCGACCTTTGAAGGCTATACCGCAAGCGGGTGGAACCAATTTGCTTTGACTGGTGGCGTGACCCTGATCAACACCGGCACTGGATTAACGGGTGGCCCGATCACCACCTCGGGAACGATCTCGATTGCCAACACGGGCGTGACGGCGGCGACCTATGGTTCGGCCACTGAAGTCGCGCAGATTGCTGTCAATGCACAAGGCCAGATCACCAGTGCGAGCAACGTCACCATCACACCGAGCGGCATCGGTGCTGTGGCGTCTGTCTCTGGGACTGCAAACGAGATTACGGCAACCGGTACAACGAACGTCACATTGTCCTTGCCGTCTTCGCTGACCTTCACCGGAAAGACGGTCACCAACGGCACCTTCAACTCCCCGACCCTGGTCACCCCTGCATTGGGCACTCCCACTTCGGGAACGCTGACGAACGCTACCGGGCTGCCGATCTCCACCGGCGTTTCCGGCCTAGGGACGGGAGTTGCATCTGCCCTGGCAGTCAATGTCGGCACCGCCGGTGCGTTTGTCGTCAACGGCGGGGCGCTCGGCACTCCCTCTTCCGGCACGCTGACGAATGCCACCGGATTGCCAGTGTCTACCGGCGTATCTGGACTGGGCACTGGAGTGGCCACGGCGCTCGGACTCAACGTCGGGACTGTCGGCTCTGTGGTGGTCAACGGAGGAGCCCTTGGAACGCCTTCCTCGGGTACTTTGACCAACGCAACGGGTCTACCTATCTCCACGGGCGTTAGCGGCCTGGGAGCCGGTATTGCGACCTTCCTGGCCACCCCTTCGAGCGCGAACCTCGCTGCGGCGGTCACAGACGAGACTGGTTCTGGATCTTTGGTCTTCGGCACGAGTCCTACGATTGCTACGCCCGCGATTACAGGCGGAACGATCGACAACACGATCATCGGCGGGACGACTCCGGCTGCGGGCACGTTCACTTCGGTGGCGATGACCACGGGCACGATCACGACGGCCCCGGTCAGCGGAAACGACATCGTCAACAAGACCTACGCGGATTCGATCGCCTCTGGCATCAACTTCCACCAGTCCTGCGTCTATGCCACGACAACGGCTCTTGCGGCCAATACCTACAACAACGGCACTGGAGGCGTCGGCGCAACGCTGACCGGGAATGCCAATGGCGCTTTGGTCATCGATGGCCACACCTTCGTCTCCCCGACTGATGTAGGCAAACGGGTTCTGATCAAGAACGAAGGAAACGCTGCATACAACGGCGTCTACACGGTTACGCAGACGGGTAATGCCGGTGCTGTGTACATCCTGACCCGTGCGACTGACTTTGATTCGACGGGGTCTGGTGTAGATCAGATCGACGCAGGCGACTTCTTCCTGATCACCTCCGGTACGGCAAACGCCAATACTTCGTGGGTGCAGCAGACTCCGCTGCCGATCACGATCGGAACCACAGGAATCGTCTTCTCGCAGTTTGGTGCGCCAATCACTTACTCGGCGGGTACGGGACTGAATGAGTCTCCGTCCTACACTTTCAACATCGCCAACACCGGGGTGTCTTCCGGGTCTTACGGCAGCGCCTCAAGCGTGCCGACGATCTCGGTCAACGCTCAGGGGCAGATCACCTCTGCGGTCAGCACCTCAATTGCGATTGCAGCATCTCAGGTGACTTCTGGGACTTTGGCGATCGCACAGGGCGGTACGAACACCAACGCCACGCCAACTGCGG